CTCACGTATGTTGAGATTGCATCGCGGCGGAGGTCCGCTTCGCGAGCCAGGTCGGACTGATTCCATCCGCGTTGATTCATGTAATGCCGGAGTTTTTCTCCGAACTCTTCCTTTGCTTGATCGGGGTTTGCCCCCAGTGGTGCGTAGTTTGTATTGCGTGCCATGGTTGTTTTCCTGTTGGTTTGTGTCTTGCTACAACGACAATATCCTGCAAAATACAGGATCGTCAACAGATTTTTGTCGTTGGATAAAGTCCCCAAAAAAAAGAAGAAAAAAGATTTGACTGTGACAGTGCATTTTCTGCATGTTGGCCGCGCGCCGATGAACAACACCACATCAGACAAACCAATGGACGCCAAAAAGCTAGTGTCGCATTTCGGTGGTACCACCCAACTCTGGAGGCTTTTGATGAAGCATGACCAGCACATCTCCATCAAGACGATCGATAGTTGGATTACCCGCGGATGCGTACCCACTCGCCGCTTGGTTCAACTTGGTGCGCTGGGTGCAACCATCGGTAAGCCAATCGACATTAACAACTACATCAACAAGTAATTGACATGACACACACAGAAGAACTCGTCGCTCAGCGCAAAGCGCTGGTCGCGCGAGCCAACAACATCAAGAGCGAGATCGCCGACATCGACGCCGCCCTAGCGCACATTTCATGGCCGGCGATGCAGGAACGCTTGCTCATTAAGAACGCCGATCATGGTGACTTCAAGCTCACCGTGGAGGGAATCGAGATCCAAGGCACCATCCGCAAGACCGTGAAGTGGGACAGCGAGAAGCTCAAGGCGGTTGCCGCCAAGCTGCCCGACGCGCACACAATCATCAAAGCAGAGCTATCCATCGCGGAGGAAAACTTCCGCAAGCTGGAAGCCATTGATCACCCACTCCTCGGCGAGATCATTCTCGCGCGGCAGGTGAAACTTTCCCCGTTCTCGATCAAGGTGGTCGAGGACAAGGAATAACCAAAAACAGAAAGCAAAAAATGAAAGGCATTATTAAAGCCGACGAGCGCCTCAAGGCTCGTCCAAAAATAAACATCGCCATGTTCGGGCAGAGCGGGGTCGGCAAGACCACGCAGGCCCGCACACTTGACGCTAAGTCCACCCTCTTCCTCGACCTTGAAGGCGGCACGCTCGCCCTCCAGGATTGGGCGGGAGACGTGGTGGACATTCGCAAACTCGCCACTGACGTTGGCGCTCACCCGTGGGAAATGACTCGCGCGCTCGCCCTCTTTGTGGGTGGTGCCGATCCAGCCGACGCATCGGGCGCGTACTCCGCAGCCATGTTTGATCAGATTGCCAACCTCCTTGGTGGCGCGAAGGAGTTGGAGAAATACTCAACCATCTATATCGACTCAATCACGGTTGCATCGCGGTGGTGTTTCTCGTGGGCGCTTACGCAACCAGAAGCATTCTCTCAGAAGACCGGCAAGCAGGACACCCTTGGTGCCTACGGCCTTCTTGGCCGCGAGATGATTAAGTGGCTAACCCACCTCCAGCACTCGCCAAAGTCCATTGTCGTGGTCGGGATCCTCGATCGCATGGAAGATGATCTGAAGCGCGTCTCATACGTACCACAAATTGAGGGGTCGAAGGCCGCCCGCGAAATCGCCGGCATCTTCGATCAGGTGCTTACGCTCGATTATGTCCATGACGTAAACGGCAAGCCGCTGGTGGTGAAGGGGAAGAAAAGCAGGTGCTTCTACTGCACCCAAGACAACGGCATGGGATTTCCAGCGAAAGATCGTTCAGGTCGGCTGGAGGAACTTGAGCCGCCAGACCTTGGCGCGCTTATGAATAAAATCCACACCGGCAAACGCCTCGATACCGCCCTCACTACAACCATCTAACTCTTACAACCAGCAACCAAAGAAAATAATACTACTATGTTCAGTCCTAACTCATCCCAACAAGACGCAATCGCACTCATCCCGCAAGGCACTTTGTGCAAAGCGTACCTCACCGTTCGATCCATCAAGAAGTCCAAAGCATCGGGCGCTCAATACCTCGACGTCGAGCTCACCATGGCCGACGGGGCTTTTGCTGGTCGCAAAATCTTCGACATGATCATGGATCCATTCTGCCCAAACGCCAGCGACGGTGGAAGAAAGATGGGCCTGCTCGCGCTCACTCGCATTTGCGAAGCGGTCGGAATCTTTAAGCCTGCCGACGAGAACAGCTACACCCGCTATAACAGCGAGGGAACCTCCATCGGTGACGTCATCGCCGACATCGACGGCGGCACGATCGGCGTCCGCGTGAAGGTGGAGAAGGGCACTGATGGCTACGCCGACAAGAACAAAGTCGGCGAATGGCTCACCCCGAATCCCAACTCCGGCTCCGGATACAAGGGCTGGACTGAGCTCATCAGTGGCAATCAACCCGCCACGCGCTCTACCGCATTCGCAGCTCCAGTAGCTCCAGCATCAGGAGCGCCGTCGTGGCTCAACAAACCCTAATCCTGTTAGAGCTATGGGCCGCTTTGCAAATACTACACAGCACAACGCCATGCAAAGCGGCTGCTATCAAAACAATTCTCCGACTGGCCAGCATGTCTGGCCCAGTCGGATGGAGAGCGCGGAAAGCATTGCAGGAACATCTTGACTGCGATTTCGTCTCTTCCGTATAAAAATTCTGTCTGCTAGTGGCGCATGGTGGTTGGGGAGAGCCCGATACAGGTGCGTTGTTGCCGTGTGAAACACGCCACTAGCAGGCTTTTCATTTTCATCACAACACACCATGCAACTCAGACCTCGGCAGACGGTATTCGTTGACCGCTGCAAATCCGCGCTCCAGCAGCACGGCAACACGATCGGCGTGGCCACCGTGGGATTTGGCAAAACAATCGCCCTCTCGGCCATCGCTGCCAGCTACCCTCGGTCGCTCGTACTCCAACACCGCATCGAACTCCTGGAGCAGAACCGCGGGAAGTTCCGGCGCGTGGCGCCGGAGGCCACCACCGCCACGTTCGCTGCTGACCACAAGCGGTGGGCGCCCGATGGGCACACGTTTGCCATGGTACAATCGCTAGGTACCAAGGCAAGCATACCACTTATGAAGCCGGTGGACCTGGTGGTCATCGACGAAGCTCACCACGCCAGCGCGGCATCATACCTCCGCGTCATCGAGCAGGCGAAGGAGCTTAACCCATCGACCCATATCCTCGGCGTGACTGCCACCCCAGAGCGGGGTGATGGCAAGGGGCTTCGCGCGGTGTTCAGCAACGTGGCCGACATCGTTTCGCTGGGCGAGATGGTGCAGAGCGGATTTCTCGTCCGCCCGCGCACGTTTGTCATCGACATGGGGATGCAGGATCAACTCGGTTCGCTGAAGAAGCACGGCAGCGAGTTCGATATGGACGCCGCCGCCGCCCTCATGGACATCGAGCCGGTGACGGAGCGCGTGATCCAAGAGTGGTTCGACCTCGCCAAAGAACGCAAGACGATCGGATTTGCCACCAACGTGGCGCACGCCAAGCACATGACCGAAGCATTCGGTGCTGCCGGCGTGGCGGTGGAATGCGTGGACGGCACCACACCCGAAGCCGTGAGGCGGGCAATATGGCGCCGCTTCAAGACCGGCGAGACGCAGATGGTATGGAATTGCGCCGTGGCGACCGAGGGGTTTGACGAGCCATCGGTGAGCTGCGTGATCCTCAACCGCCCGTCGATGCACAAGGGGACCATGATCCAGATGATTGGCCGCGGGCTTCGCACGATCTCCGAGCCGGACCAATACCCAGGTCTCATCAAGGACGACTGCATCATCATCGATCTCGGATCCAGCCTGCTCAACCATGGCGGGCTGGAGGTGGATGCGGTGATCGACTCGCGGCAGGCGAAGCCAGGTGAAGCGCCAACCAAGGAATGCCCGAAGTGTGATACCATCATACCGATGGGCTGCCGGACCTGCCCAGCCTGCTCTCACCAATTCCTCACCGAAGACCGCGACGGGCGGGCGCTCGTGGGGGATTTCGTTCTCACTGAGATCGACCTGTTAGAGCTTTCACCCTACCGCTGGGAGGCGCTCTGGGACAGCCAAGTGGTGATCGCCGACGGCCTCTCCGCCGCAGCCATCCTTGTCAGCTATGCCGGCATCTGGTGGACCTACGGGGTGGTCAAGGGTGAGCGCAACATCCGCCTGCTCAACCGCTCGCACGATAAGATCATGGCGCTCGCTAATGGCGACGACTTCCTCCGCACCCACGGCGATAAATCCGCGGCTAAGAAGAGCAAGCGGTGGCTCAACGAGAGAGCGAGCGAAAAGCAGTGCCAGCTCCTGGGCATCAACCCGATGAGCTTCTCAGCGCCTAACAGATACAAGGCCGCGTGCATGCTCACCTGGAAGTTCAACGAGAAGAAAATCCAATCCAGCATCACGGCGCACGCGCACTAAGAAGAAAACCATTGACGAATAAATCAGACATAGCCAACATCCGCCAGACATGAACCTAACCAACCAACTATTCGACAGAAAACCAACAAGCGATCAGGTCGCGATCATGAAGAAGATCCTCTCGCACGCCGAAGGCGTGACGTGGGAGGACATGTTCATCCAACGCCCCAATCATCGAGCCTCCGCATGGCGATCGATGATCTTCTTCGTGTTCAACCGATTCCACGGCATCCCGCAGGCCACGCTCGCGTCATGGTTCGGTATGACAACCCGCTCGGTGTGCCGCGGCGTGAAGGGAATCTCGGATTCCTGCAAGACCAAGGAAGGTGCCCGCTCGATCGTGCCCATCATCGACAAATTCCGAATCAACTAACGCCATGGAAGAAGATATCCTCGAAGAAGCACTCCGACTCACCACCGGTGATCGGCAAGCACAATACGGACCACCGGATCAGGACTTCGCGCGCACCGCCAAGATGTGGAGCGCACTGAAGGGCATCGAATTTGAAGCCCGCGACGTGGCGATGTTTATGATCTGCCTGAAGCTGAGCAGGGAAATCCACCAGCGCAAGCGCGACAACGCGGTAGATGGCGCCGGCTATTTCCGCTGCCTCCATATCTGCAATCAAGTTGCGTCAACGAACACCGAACCATGAGCGACAACCACCTACCATCCGACGTGGCACGCTGCAATGGAGAAGGGTCCGACGAAGAAGGCTGGCGCGAAGGGTGTGAAACCTGCCTGCGCAGAACCGCTCCTCGCCCGAACATCGTCACCATGATCGCACCACCACCCATCATCGCATTTGAATGCGAATACCTCATCGAACCATGAACATCACCCACCTACTAGAACCGCTGCTCGACAAGTCGATGCAGGAAGTCAACGCCAAGCAGACACCACGCGAATACCTCGGAGCCTCCAGGTGGGGCGAGGAGTGCTCGCGCATGCTCGCCTACGAATATCACAAGGCGCCAACCGACAAGGCCGACCGCTTCTCCGGCAAGATCCTGCGCGTATTCGACATGGGCCACGACGCTGAGAACCGCGTGGCGAATTACCTCATCGGTGCGGGCTTCGCCCTCCAGACCACCACTCCCAGCGGCGGGCAATTTGGATTCAAGGTCGCGGGCGGTAAGCTCGCCGGCCATTGCGATGGCGTTATCACCGCGGGGCCGCTCGACCTCCCGTACCCAATCATCTGGGAGAACAA